GCATGCAACAAATAACTGTGCAAGGGTTACCATCAGTCGACGTTGACCGTTTGGGCAGAAAATGGATAAGTTGGGTAAAAACTCCAGAAACAACATTAGATGAAATGAACGTCGAAGGTAAGTTTGTTTTTGTCTCTGTAGATGCTCCAGGCGTGTATCCTCAAGTTGCAACTCCTGTCGGTTTGCTTGGTCCACACAAAGTTCAAGCAGCTTTAGCTGAGTCAATTTTGATCCAAGATTCTCCAAAAATACCAGATTGGGCACTCGCAGCCGAAATTTTGATTTTCGCAATTTTTGTGCTCACAGTTTCGCTTGTATGCGCATATCTTAGCATGACCAAGGCGTTAGCCTTCGGCGTCATTTTCATGGCTTTGACAGGCTTCTTAGGCGTTTTAAGCATCAAAAACGGCATTTTATTAGATTTTTCATGGACTTTAGTATCAGAATTTGTTGTTGGCAGCATTATTTTCTATTTACGCTTTAGAAAAGAGTATTTATTACGTCAGCAAATAAAGAAACAATTTGAACATTATTTAGATC